GTGTAATTAACATAGTCGTGGGGCATTGTCATTTGTAAAGTAGCTGGAACTGTAATTTCTTGTGCTTTGTGAGATTTAAACGTGTCAAAAGATAACTCAGCTAAAGCTCTTTGAGCATGAAATGATACATCTAATCTTTTTGCTTTTGAAATTATTTTATCTTCACCAACATAGATAAACATAAATTGATTGATAATATCTGTTAAAGAAATAAACTGATAATTACCATAATCATTTCCATCGTAATATTCTTGGGGAGTGTTGTTTAATATTGGCATTGATTATATTGTTGTTTGTTTGTTGCTTTGTTCTAATCCCATTGCACCTTGTGCAATTTCAGCTGATTTTAAATTGAAACCAGCAAGTTTTAATATTTTATATACAAGCTCTACTTCTTCAGAAGGATGTAGCTCAAAATCTACAGCAATGTTATCGTTGTAAAGAGCCTTATCATTTACTACTACATAGGCCCACTCAACTTTTTTAGGTTTTCTAATGTACTTTATATCTGTTGGAGTTATTGGATTACCATTATCTACTCTTAGTACATTATTTCTTACGTTTGCAACTGGCATAGCCGGCGTTGCTTTTAATAATGGCATAAGTTTAATTTCACTAAACTGATGTGTGTTTATTATTTCACATTTAACACCATTTAATTCTACCCTATTTATTCTATAAATATAATCTGGTAATATTTTATCTGTTCCACCACCAACAATAGCATCAACATAAATAGTGTTATCATTTATTGCACTAGAATCATCAACAGCTTCAAAAATACCTATTTTTTCATATAAAGTACTTAATAAATCGGAATATGCATCTGTATTACCAGGTGTTTTACCTTGTATAGCTACGTCAGCAAAGTATTGCTCAAAAATTTCCATTTGAGCGTGGTTGGCAAGTAAATTAAATTCTTGCGGAGTTATATAACCTCTTTGTTCTTTATTAGCTAAAGTTAAAACTCTTTGATATACTGTGTCTATACTTATTGCCATAATTTTTTTTTAGTTTGTAGTTTGCAATCGCCCCGTAGAGCGACTGCATCTACAGTTAGATTAATTTAATCTTTTTTCAATATTGGAGTAAATCTCCATACCTTCATCAGTTTTAAACCAAGCAGCTAAAGCTGAATAAGGATGTTCGTCAAAAGGAACATTCATTAGTTTTCTATCATTAGATCCCCACGAAAAAGTTCTTTGATCAGAAGATAATTTTAATATACCCATTTCAGTTGCTTTAATACCAAAGTTTCTAAGTACAACGTTTTCATCATTTACTAACTCTAAGAACAACTCTGGGTTTTGCTTAGCATATAATAGTAAATCTCTTTTAAGTTCTTTAGAACTCATGTCTGATACTTTAGAACCAACTTCAACTCTCATAATAGCTTCAGCCATATCAATGTCAATATTTTTAGCAGCGTTTAAAGCTTCTATTTCCATTTCTAACCAAGCTATTTCACCCATTGCTCTTGCAACTGGTTTTTCTTCGTAAAACATTACATCTCTATCTGGGTGATATAATGAAAGTAATTTTTGTAAGACTGTTTTTTCTTTTTCAACAATTAACAAGCCATTTCTAAATATAACATGCTCTAATCTTTGATCGCCTTTCATTTCATCAACAAAAACAGTTCTTTGGTTTTGACAATACTTAAGCTCTCTTTCGTAACCTTTTTCTTGATCAAACCAATGTATATTTGCAGATTTTATAGATCTTGATAAAGGTTTTTTATTACCTTTTAATCTGTATATTCTATCTTTTACTTCCCAACCGTCTTTTAGTACTGGGTTTTTCTTTTCAACTCTTTTTGGTTTTGTGTTTTTCACAACTGGAGTTTCAACTTTTGGTTGTTCTACAACCTGAGCAACTTCTTCAATTGCTATTTCTTTTTTTGTTTCTTGTTTTTTTGCCATAATATAATATATAATAAAATTAATAAAAATAAAGGGTCGAGGCCGAAGCCCCGACTCTTTAAAATATAAATGCTTACTTCATTA